GGTGCGCTCCATGCGCTTCGCGCTTGCCTTGATCTTGCGCTCGGCATCGGACAAGCCCTTGTCAACACCTTCAGTGGTGACAACGACAGGCACGTGAACTTTGGGAAGGCTAGGCACTGCGCAGCTCCTGTCTTAGTGCTTCATCGACTCCGTCGCGCACGAAGTCTACAACGCGCGGTTGCCACTTTTGGGCTGCACGCGTCAGCCACAAACGTCGGTAGATTCGACTTCCAAGGTGGCCCTTTACGTCGTTGCGCCAGTCCCGCTGTTGGCTGAACGGCACAATCCGAGCGCGATAGTTTGGCTTCCAGTTGCGCACCAACTTCGGCGCTGGCTTCGGGCCAAAGCCACCACCCTTGAGTTTTACAATGCCTTTTCGCCACGGTCGGTAGCCGCCGTCGTAAAGGTGGCTGCGCCACCCGACGCGGTTACCGTCTTTCCGCACGCCGACACCGCACCAGATTCGGCCCTTGCGGTAGGTCTTCGTCTTGACCGCAAGATCCCGTCGAGTCCGTTTGGCTGCCTTTGGAAGTAGCGCCTTTGCGGTGCGCTTCATTGCGTCGCCCCACTCGCGCAGCGACTTGCGCACGATCTTGCGACGTAGCGCCTTCGGCAGGCGCTGTGCCGATTCGCTGATCTTGCGGAGATCCTGCGGCGACACCTTGAACTGGGCCCGGAAGGCGATGCGCTTTGATGCGGTCAAGCTCACGGCGAATGCCTTCCCAATCGGGGATCTCAAGATCGACGTTGAGCACGGCAACGCTTAGCGTCGAAAGGTCGGTGCTCGTCAACTTGAGCGCCGCGAGTAGCACCCGCCTCGCGGCCTCACCTAGTCCCGGCCTTCCGCATAGAGCGGCTCCACCAGTTTGCTTAGCGATGCAATCACATGAGCGTCAGCGCCGAGCGCCTCGTCGAGGGACGCAAACACGGGCTTGCCGTCCTCGACAAGGTGCCGCGCAACCATCCAAGCACCGAGCCTTTCCGGGCTCTTCTGATTGACTTCGAGCGCTTCGATAAGGTCGAGCGCCGAAGGCCTACGGAAGACAACGGGGCTGCCGTTGTACGTGCCGTGCCAGTCCTTCAAGGTCAGTGCATCGCGAATGCTCATGCGATTGTGATTGATCCGGTGAGTTGGAGAGTTGCAGTGCAGCGCAGCACCTCGTTGATCGCAGCGCTCGACGAGAACGCGGTCACGAAAGCATTGCCCGAGTAGGTCATTCCACTTGCCAGAACAAGGTTGAATGCCGATGCGCCGCCTCCAGAGTTGCAAGCACTTTCAAGCGCAGCGACGCCGACATCACCTTGGTCGTAGAAAGCCTCAATCGAAATCGTCCCGCCGCGATTGCCGAGAATAAAGGCACGTGCACCAGTTCCGATGTTGGTGATGTCGATCGTGTTTTGATCGAGCGACACCGAAGCGTTCACCAGTCCGGCAACTGCTTGGCCGTTGAACGAGAAGGTGCAGTTGGCTGAAGAGAGTCCTGCCATTTGTCACTCCGTGTAAATGATGGTCCAGCTCGCCACTACCTCGGCGGGCTCGCGTTCGTCGCCTTCGCCAACGACCGGCGGATCGACCGTCCGTCCGTTGAACATGGTTGCCGTGATTGGAATGCTGTTGAAAGTTCCAGTAGTAACTGCTGAGAGAAGAAATCCGTGCAATGACAGCGCCTCGGCAACGCTTTCGGCAATAGACCGAATCTCAAGATTTGCCTGCCACTGGCCAGAGATGTCGGCTCGCTCAATGTTCTGCACCTCGTAGGTGTAGGAGGGCAGAACGCCGCCTTGGGCGCGAGCACCAAGCGACACCGAATAGCTAGGTACGTTCCCAAACGGGTCCGCGTTGAGCATATCTCGTATGGCTTGTTCGATGCTCATGCAACCTCTTCCGCCTCGATCACGGCAACCATGTCGGCCTCGTCGAGGTTCTGGATGCCAAGTATGCGGAAGGTGCGCCCGCGCACTTGGATGCGATCTTTCTCGGTAAGCGCAAGCGCTTGAGCGCTGTTCCAACGGCAGCGAATCTCGGCACGACGCACAACGGCAACGCCGTCGGCGTACGCCTGCTCGGTGGCAGACTCGGTGCGAAGATCAACCCAGAGCGGCGCTGCACCCGGTTGGGTGGCGTTGACCGAGTTGAACGTGGTCGATGTCTGGCCGTAAACGTCCACACCCGATGCACGCAGCACGGTTGCCCCAAAGCGCAGGCGCCCGCTCGGAATCATCGGAGCGCTCCTCGCGTTGAATAGGCGCTTAGGATGTACTTCAGACTTAGCGGAACCTCTGAGAGCGCCACTGGCGCCGTTGCGTCGGGGTTGGCGTACCAAGCCCCGACGAGCGCCACAATCGCTTGCTGTAGGGCGTGAGGCACCTGCGTGTACCCAGCGACGTAGGTAACGGTGGGGAAGGTGCCTTCCTTGACCGCAGGCTCTTCAATGAACTCGACAGCAAGCAGCTCGTCAGTCTGATCGACGTACCAATCGGCTGCTGGCATCGTGATAAGGGTGTTTCCTGTGTCGTAGTACGTAACGGAAGTTACGGAAGTGCACGGCTGCACAGGCGGAATGAAGCGCCGCCAACGGTCGATCTTTGCGGTGCGCGTTGCCGTAGCCAAGCCAATGCCTAGTTCGCGCTCGATCATTTCGCCAGCTGCGATACACAGCGTGGTCATGATCACATCATCGGCCTCGGCATCAATCCGCAGGCGCGTCTTCAGGATGTCGATTGGAATAGGTGGCTGTGCCATGAAAAGCCCATACCGCGCTTTCGCGCGGTAGGGCCAGAGGTAGAAAAAGGCTTCATCCAACGATTGCACCGAACGCTGAAACGTTCGTGCATCGTGAGTCAGTACGCATGTACGTGTAGAGCGTAGTCCGCATATTTGCGGCTCCGCTGTACGGGTCAATCATCGACGTCATTCCGGTGCGGTCAAAGATTTCGAAGTAGTTGAAGTCGCCGACCACGGCGTAAACGGCTTCGTCTGCGGTTGCAGTTGGAACATACGCACCGATGCGGTATGGAACGCCGTAGAGAGATCCGGGAACGCCTTGCGAAAGTCCACCAGTTTCCGAAGGCTTCCAAATGTAATCAGTGGTGTTGACCTTCAGCTTGCGAACGTGCTTGAGGAAAGTATCGGACATCAGCCAGCTGAAACGCGGAGATGATCGGTATGCAGGACTGACTAGGTGCACAGCGTCAATGACGTCGTCACCGTCAACGGTTGTTAGCGCTACGCCTGCACCCAGGTCAACTTGCTGAGTAATCAGACTACTAAAGCAGATTCCCTGTGGATCGCCAGTGCCATCGCCGACCGTGTATGCCTCCTCGATGACATTTGCAAGCGAAAGCCCGATGCGACTTGCAACCCATTCCAACCCTGCACCGATTCCACCCTGCCCGATCGCGTCTTCGATGAACTCAGTAGTCATCGTGGTTGCGCAAACGTACTTGATGGGCGTGATGCTGATTGCAGTAGCGAACGTCGGATCTGAGACCGACACTGCTCCGTTATCTGCAACCTTTGCGGCAGTCGGAAGCGCACCTTCAACCGTCAACGTGCGCTTGCTGTCGATCTGCGTGATTGGGCAAAGCTGCCGCATCACATTTGCTTCGTACAACTTCTCGACAATGCGGCGTTCCATATCCGTCGGGATTCCGGCGCCAGAAGTGCTTGTAGTCAGAACGCGCAACTCCTGATTATCTCCCCGAGCAACGGCCTTGAGCCACCGCATCGCGTATTCAGCGGATGCCGGGTCATGACCGCCTTCACGCTTGGCGGGAAGCGCAGCGCGAAACTGCGGCTGCGTACGCTCGGCCTCAAGCTGCGCGATGCGCTCGTTTGCTGCTCGGAGTGCTGCGCGATCCTGCGTCTGGCGCTCGACGATGTCGAGGTCGGCGTCAATGCGTGCGATCTTCTCGCGCTCTTCGCCGCTGCCTCGGCGCTCGACGTGATGCGTCTGGGCTCCGGTGCGCGAAGCGAATGCTTCGAGCGTCTTGCGATACTCGTGAACGGTGTTTTCAAGGTTGTCAATCTGATCAGACATGATCGGTCATCCTGTGCTTGTGGATTTCCAGCCGCAGACGGGCGGCTTCCGTAAACGCCGCGGACACGCGCCGCAGGCTGGATTTGGTCTTGTCGCCGTACGCCGCATCAACCACTACGCTCAGCTCGACGAGCCGAGCGGCGGTTACGGTGCGTTCGGTGCGTCGGGGGTTCCATTCGTCCTTATCGACGTAGAAGCCAAACGACATTTCGCCGGTCAGGTCGCCGCGAGCAATCAACTCGCGCACGTCTAACCCAACGCTTGTGTCTGCGATGTCGGCGCTAAACCGCAGGCCAGCTGCGGTGTCGGTGAGTTGCAGCGTTCCGCTGCGCGTGCGCGCGAGGAGCGCCGCCGGATTGTGATTGAAGAGCAGTTTGATGTCGGCGCCGCCGAGCTCCCCGAACGCACCGCGATTGATCTTCTCGCGGAACTGTGGCGCAAACGGCTCGCTAATCTCGCGCGACCACTTGCCGTACGGAATGGCAAGGCCTGAGAGCGTGCGGCCGACGGGCTTCTCGATGGCGATGGTGCGGCGCTCAAGCGAAGTCATTGACGCTCCCTGCGCTGGTGTCAGTGCCGACGTTCGTGGTCCCGCCACCCGTGCCCATGTTCTTTGCGACGATTGGTTCGTCGAGGCCAGGCAGTGGGTCGAGGTCAAGCCACTCGCGTGCCTCGTTGCGCGTGATTACGCCGGACTCAACGCCCGTGCGCAGCGCAGCCATTTGCTCCGCAAGCGACGGCCTTGAGATTGTGTCGGTGTCGAAGTGCGACTCAGAGAACGGAGACAACTTCGCGTTGATCTCTGCTTTCCATGCTGCAAACCAGTGCGACAGGCACGCATCGACGTACATTCGGGAAAGCCATTCCATGCTGCCGTAGGCGTTCGCGCTGTGCTCACTGAGGTAACTTGTCGGCACGCCGTAGATGCGGGC